TGCCATTACCTCTTGCCATATATCTCCTTTGTTTGTTGTTAATATACCGTGTTCGCAGGTAGCGGTATAACCCACCTTCCATAATCACTTATCCAAGTGGTGCGAATCTACGATTACGCTGGTTAGACCTGCATCTCTCGTAGAAAATCTACCTAGGGAATCCATACGGAAGCGCAAGGTAGAAATCTAATACCATCCTTTGTTGCGCCAATGTGCCCAAGCAACTGATGGTTTACTGTAACGGTGCTGGATATAAGCCAGCCCCCGCTCAATTTGCAGCGGGGCTGGCGTTCCTGGTTTAGTGTTTAACATCTGGGCTATGCCATGTGCTGTTGACTTAGGATTATCTGCATTGTGTTGCCATCCAGATTCTTTGCCCCAAAGTTTAGCAAGTGCTGACCATTCAGACCTGTTCCAATTGGGGTAGTTCCATTTCATTAATGCTTTGGCGTATGCTTTGGCCACTCGTGGTGTCCAAGTAGTCTGGTCTATGCAGTTGGCTTCTAGTTGTGTGGCTAGTGCTACTGCGTATGCTGGACTGGGTAAGAATGGTGCTGATAAGAACGCGAGAAGCCAACTTAAATACCCTGCTAACAATCTCTTCATCTAATAAACCTCCATGTGATATATCCAAAGAGTAGTAGGAATGTCCAGGACTGTGATGGTGTGAGGTATGAACTTGTAATGAACTGTTCAATCATTTCACCCTGACAATCTCTTGGCTATGTTTTATGCCCTTGTCGAACTCTAGTATATGCCATTCTGCTGGGTCGTCAAGGGCTTCATCTCCTGCTCTGTATATATCTACGTGTGTAGTTCTACATCTAACTTTAGACATAATCCAGACTGTGTGTTCCCATACTGGGGTGTCCTCTTCAAGCATTAGATTCCTCATCATTCTTTAGTAGGTCGTTGATGGTTGGCTCTGGTGCTGCCCATACTCTACCTGTCACAAGTAGTTCATCGTATACATCTAGTAGGTCCAGCATTGCTAGGGCAAATGCCTCTTTGATTTTATGTAGTTCCTCTAGTGTTCTCATGCTATCTACCTTTCCTGTTTGCGTCTGAAGGAAATCATATCATTACTTCTCTGAATGATTTCATTCTGTGTCTTGATTACATAGATGCAATAGCCAATGGTAAACATACTGGTTACCAGGGCTATCATAATTGCTATCATTGTGTAGACATCTAAATACATACATGCTCCAATCGACTAGTAGTTATCTGCGTTACTTACCTGCGGGTGCGAAAAAAGCACACTAGGGAGTCGGAACCCCCTAGTGCCCTGCTTGATGCTATTTATACCAACTCTACTGCTGATAGAATCACCTGATTGCGAGGTGCTCTACGAACTCCCTTGTCTTGGCTATCCACAATAGCCTGTGGACGGCGGTCGAAGCGAGTGGTTTCAACGCCAGTAGCATTAATCTTGAACTCACCTGAGTCGGAAGTCCACTTGGCAACCTTCTCAATTAGTTCACTATCAAATATTGCTACTTCAGTTGTAAGCAAGCATGACTGCTTGCCTGTTGGAGTGCTGGTGTAATCATTGAGACGGCCAGTGATAAATGTGCCGCGGTCAACGATATTCTTGAGCACTACGTTTTCATATGTTACTTTGTTCATCTTACTATCTCCTTTACTTGGTTGGTTGCCTAGCACTTGGGCTAGGCACCAACCTACTGATTGATTAGTTACAATTTGGACATACTGCGTGAGTATTAATCACATAGTGGCATTCAGAGCAAATGCTCTCATGTGAGGTGAGCGTCAAGGATTCCTCAAGATTGAAGAACCTATCGGCTAGGTCAGTGATTGGGTCAACTAACTCCTGACGAATCTTGCCATCAGGAGTTCTGGTCCAATTGGATATCCACTCGTGGCCTGATTCTAGGCCCTTGTTGACTGACCAGATTCTACGGTAGATAACATTGCGGTCATCTACGATTTCATGTGCTATCTCAGCGTCACGTGCTGACCCGTTTTCTAAGCAGTCAGGACATAACTCGTTAAGGTTCACACAAGTTATACATACGATTGAGGAACTATCAGTGAACTTCATAACTACCTTTCTATAACCATCACCTTGATGATTACAAGAATCAGACATTCAGCCAGAAGGGAATTGTCATAGCCGTTGCGTAGCGCTTTTAGGCTTGACAAGGAATGAATGGCTGTTACGGAAAGAAAAGATTTATTATTAATAGGGGCGCAGAAGTTGTAACGGATGCGACCGCAGAGTGGCTTCCGCCCCTCTCCTGTCTATGTAGTATAGAGTATCAACTGGTAGCAAGCAGTGGGTCAAGTATGACCCCAGAGTGCTTAAAGCACCTGTGAGTCTGTAGATGTATCTCTGTAAAAGATTTTCCCGTACAAACTACATACTTATGCCCTAGTAGTAAAAGTAGTGTAGAATACTGCTTTCTATATATGTGACAGATATCACATGCCAAAAAGTGTTCGTTTTGGCCTGTTGAACGGATTAATATATATAGGGGCATAAATTTATATGCCCCAGTTAGTAATACAGTAGCAAGTCTTTAGACTTGCGTTACAGACTGTATCTACTACCTGTTACTAACTACCTGTTACTAACTATCTAAACTATTTTGAAAACGGGACAACTATGGCTTTTTCCAAAGGTGCAGCGCACCACAGAAGTGAGGCTATGGCCTTGGCAAAAGCCAAGGTACTGGCCCTTGTGTCCGAGGGACACTCTGTCCATAAGGCTATGGAACTGTGCAATAAGAAACCTGACACAGTCCGCATATGGTGTTTAAGAGATAAAAAGTTTGCTGCTGATTTGGCAGATGCCAAAGAGACTGCAAAAGAGGCTAGCCTAAAAGCCATCGGCGTCCCAAAGGACGAAGTAAACTTTCCACAGTTTTCTGAGATATTCCTGGGGCAAAAGGTATTTCCACACCATCAGGATTGGATTGACCTACTAGAGGGGCAAGAGCCATCATGGCTTCACCCATCTATGATTTACGACAAGGGCGACCCTAATAGGCTCCTAGTCAATGTGCCACCTGAGCACGCTAAGTCAACTGTTATTACAGTTAACTACTCTACATTTCGCATCGCTCTCAACCCTAATGTCCGCATCATTGTGGTCTCAAAAACGTTAATCAAGGCGAGAGAGTTCGTTTACGCAATCAAGCAACGTCTGTCCCACCCTCGGTGGTTGAAGTTACAAACAACATACGGCCCTGAAGGAGGATGGAAACAAGACGCAGATACTTGGCGTGTTGATACCGTTTACCTTGGGGGCGATGCCCGCAACTCATCTGAGAAGGACCCAACCATCCAAGCACTTGGTATGGGTGGACAGATTTACGGAGCACGTGCTGACCTCATCATTCTTGATGACTGCATCACTACCGCAAATGCTCATGAGTTTGAAAAACAAATTGATTGGCTACAAAAAGAAGTTATTACCCGTCTGGGTAAAAACGGTAAGTTATTAATCGTAGGGACACGAATTGCACCACAAGACTTCTATAAAGAAATCCGCGAGGCCAAACACTGGTCTGGTGGTAAAAGCCCTTTTACTTATATGGGCATGCCTGCTGTTTTGGAATATTCGGAAAAGCCGCAAGACTGGAAAACGCTCTGGCCTAAGTCGGATACTCCCTGGGATGGGGATTCTGATGTTCCTGACGAAGAAGGACTCTTCCCGAAGTGGGACGGCAAAACATTATTCAGACGGCGTAGCGAGGTAACCCCATCTACTTGGGCCCTTGTTTATCAGCAAGAGGATGTGCAAGAGAACTCAATCTTTGCCCCTGCATTAGTTCAAGCCTGTATCAACGGTCAACGCAAACGCGGACCGCTGAAGGCGGGTTCCGCAGGACATCCCCGCAACATTGAGGGTTACACCATAATTGGGTTTGACCCAGCAATGGGCGGGAATGCCGCGTTTGTGGTGGCTACCTATAACAGGTTAGATAGCAAAATATATGTTCTTGACTGCATTAACATGTCCGAACCTACTCCGCAAAAGATTCAAGAAACAATTGAAATCTTAGTGCAGAAGTATAAACCACAAGAACTACGGGTTGAAATTAACGCCCACCAAAAAGCCTACTCATTAGATGAAGATTTAAGAAACTACCTAATGACATATGGTTGCAGGTTGGAATCTCACTTCACTGGCAAAAACAAATGGGACTCAAACTTTGGTGTAGCAGGTATGTCAATGATGCTAGGCACTATGAGAGATGATAAGTTCCAACAGAACAACACAATAGAATTCCCATCTACCGAACACTCTGAGGGTATGAAGGCTTTAATCCAACAATTAATAACTTGGAAACCTAATACTCGAGGTAAGACCGACTGTGTAATGGCACTATGGTTTACCGTCCTTAGAGCAAGAGAGTTCATGCAGCAGAACAGCGCTATGACTAGGTACATGAGAAACCGCTGGGCAACCAGAGCGCAAATAGAAAAACGAGTTAGTGTAAACCTTGATGAAGCATTCGCTGACCAATGGGAACAAATCTACGGATAAGGATATAACATGGCACTTCCAATTTTAGGTGTAGTAGCAGGCGTAGCAGCAAGAGCAGCAGCAAAGAAGGCTGCATCAAGAGCCGTTGGTGGCATTGCAGGTAAGGGTGCTAAAAAAGTAAACCCTGTGTATAGAATGATGGATAAACAAACAAGCCCTCTTTCTAAATCAAAACCAAGCAAACCTATGAAAAAATCAACTATTAAAATTAATTCTAATCCAAACAAAACTCCCGCAAAGTCAATGCGGGGAGATGTAGATGCTGGAAAATATAGTTGGAGAGATAATGTATTTAACTCTAGAGAAGGAACTGGTCCTTATGGAGAACCTACATATAACCGCAACGCACCAATAAAACCATTTAAAATTAAATCAAGTATTCCTAAAAAGCGTGGTAAATAATGCCAATACCAGTAGGGGCAGCAGCCTTAGCAGCAGCAAGAATTATTGCTAAGAAACGTGCAATGGATATTGCTAAGAAAAAAGTAGCCAAAGTATCTACTAAAGAAGCACGTGAAGTTGCTAGAGAGCAAATGCGTGACACTAGTAAACCAAGGCCAGTTTTTCAAAAGAAAAAAACTGAACTATCTAAATATGAACAACAGATGGTTCAGAAAAGACAACCTATTACTAGGTGGACATCTCAAGAATTAACTGGTCGTAAACGTAGTCCTGAAGATATTAGACGTGGCAGAAGTATTGCTGAACAGGAGATGCGTAAGAAGTTAAGCAATCCACCAAAGGCTAAACCAGCCAAGCCAGCCAAAAAAGAAGTTTTCTTAACCAGAGGTAAGAACATTGCTAAACGTTCTGAGGTCGAAGAGGTGGCGCAAAAGCGTTTACAAAAACAAGCCAAAATGGAAAGAGCCGAAAAAAAATTTAAAAAAATGACACCTGAAGAAAAACGTACTTTAATGGCACGTGTACAGGTTAAAAGAGCGCAACGTGAAGAGGCTGCTGGTAAAACTAAGTACGGCATGG